CATGTTCAAAATATCCACCCCTCGAGACCTGAACGGGACTGGGCCGAAACCCAGGCCCGGTGCAAGTCCGGAGAAGAAAAATATTGAACATGACTCTTTGCTACCCAAGTCTGGTCGACTTGGTTGTCTTGTGACAACAAGGCAGCTCGCGAGCATCATGCGAGTGATCAAACAGACCACTGTGGAGCACGGCTCTAATCATTTATCAACATCCAAATTAGTTGATTTATGGTTGACATTCATTCCGAAGCGGTGGAATGACAGGGTGGAATCCTGGTCTCGTCGATTGTCGGACGAGAGCCAAAATGCGGAAGTGTTGATTGGACAACACTTCCGCCTGGGCGACGAGACATTATGTCTCGTCGCCAGTCCCGGTAAGGACGAACCCACGAAGTTGGCTGCTTTTAACAGTCTCCTTCGGCTTGTTCGCCTAATCCTTTCCGTGTCGTCAACCTTGGATATATTCCGACAGGAGAAATTTGACCGCAGTGCGCTCGAATCTTTCCGTGGCTTCATGATCAAAGCTGTCGGTTGGCATCTCGAAGACACTCTTGAGTCGAAACTCAAGTCTTACTTCGCAGATCTCCTTATCCGGGTTGCTCCTCTTTCCGAGAGGAGTAGTGGTGTTGTGCGTGTCTTTGATGGCAGTCTTAATCGCTACATGAACCTTTTGGCCCTCCGGGCCCGAAATGGTCATTTGCGTTCTCTGACATTCATTCGAAGTTTACTCGAGTCTAAACGGCTCTGGTATCAACTGAGTGAAGAGAAGAAAAAGAAAGCTATGCAAGATCACAAGGATCGTTTAGGTAAGCAATTGCCTGACCTCTCCGGAGAAGCGAAGTATTGGTTGCGTGCTGCGACCGACCTCGTCTTCCCTCCCGGAGTAAAATACGTCCCTGGTTCCGCACTCCCCACGAGAAGCGCTGCTATCACTGTCACCAGATTTTTTGGTGGGGCCTTTGAGAAGTATGCTCTTGACCGTAAGATCCAATTAGGACCTAATGGTCGAGCGACACTCGAGACCAACGGTATGGATCCTGACATCAGTCAGCGGATCCGTCCGTTCAGTGAGCAGAGCGAGATGGCCTTCCATCTGCTGGGAGAGAAGACGGGCGATTACTTAATCGACCCAATTGTCCCGAATCCACGTAATTCAATCAGATATGATCTGAAATGTGGTTCTGGTGATTCTCTCTTTGACATTGGCAAACGGATGTCCCGCGGCGGCTCGCACGAAGTTTCCTATCAGGCAATACCTGAACCTGGAAAATTCCGTGTGATAACTGCAGGGCCCGAGTCACTGTACACAGCGGTGAGACCGTTCCAGCAATGGATGATTGAGAGGTGGAAACACTTTCCTCTTTCGACCATGTCTGGCTCGTGGGTTGACCGATTCCGTCAATCGGTTACATCAAACGACGGGGTATTTGTTAGCGGCGATTACGAAGCCACTACCGACCTGCTTCATGGAGGATGCGCCTCGGTGATCTTGGAACAATTGTTTCAGAACACTGAAGACATTCCCATCCATATGAAGAAGTGGGTTGAGTGGTGTATGACGCCCGCTCTTATCAATTACCCGGACGGAACGCAAGTCCAGATGAAGAATGGACAATTGATGGGAAATCCCCTCTCTTTTGTCTTTCTCTGTATTGCCAACCTCTCTACCCTCATGAGAACCTTCGAAGGATCTGGTATCCCCGCTGATGAGCTTGATGCTTTCATTAACGGTGACGATATCTACTTCAAGATTCCCGATGAGACTGAGGAATGGCCTCTGGAAGGCGGTCCCATGAAACTGTATCACGACTGGAAATCGAATGCGGCTGACCTGAACCTGAATCTCTCCCTGGGAAAGAATCTGGTTTCTAAAAAGCTCGCTATGATCAATAACGTGATGATCACTGTTGAAGGTGAGGAGGTTCAATATCTCCGCACCGCTCTCAGTCTTGGTCATCGTGTAAAGTCGGATGCAGCAGTTGACGCTATGACGATGCCCGCGATCGAGGACAAGCTTTGGCTTGCCGTCAATCCCGAGGCTTCATTGGAGCTCATCCTTAACTTCCGCAAGCGGTTCAAGAGTAAACTCATGAGCGTGCGCGTGAAGGGAATGAGGTCCTTTCAGCCCAACTGGTTCTTTCCAAAAGCCCTAGGAGGCTACGGATTAAAGAACTATACAGGGACGCCCATCGAAGCGTCTGTCCAACAACGGAAAGTTGCAGGTTATCTTATGAGAGATCCGAAAGAGCAATTCAGGTTTAGTTACCTATCTACTCGAGTCGATCTCCCAACCAGTGTCAAACTGGCCCTTAAATCTTTGAAGTCCACGACAGCTTATGAAAAGTCTGTTCATGTTGGACCATTGACTTGGGATGAAGACCTGCAAGCTCAACTCGACTCAAAATTGAGTCGTTACCTCACTTCATATCGGTGGATCCGTGATGAGGCCGCGCCCACGAAAGTGTTCACACTGGCGATCCCTAAGGAGATCGTCACTGCGAGCTACGTTCCGCCTATGCGCGCCATCATGAACTACCGTTCTCCCCATTGGAGATTAAAAGGAGTTGAGGAGAGCTTTCCCTTACTGGAAACTGAGGAACCCATCGCGGTAAACCCTCAGTTCAACACTATTTCGGAGGAGATTGATTAGGTCTCCTGTTCGCGACCCGGGTCCGGGGGTCGTAAAACATACCGCTAGCTGGCGATAGGACGGTGTAATTCGCTTCGGCGTTTCCTAATACACAGCGAGGGGTGGCATCTTTCTTAATGGCGTTTAAGGCTTTAAGCCGCGACCAATTGATGTCACCTAACGAGGTATCGGATGTTTAATGTCCGAGGCTCAATACCGACAGGCTAGCTGCCTTGAATTGAGCGGGCTCCCACAAGAGTGGTGCGGTGCCCTGAACCGTGAAAAGCCCACCTGATCCGTGTGGCTCTCACGCCGTAATAGTGTGAGTTTATGTGTATCCCAAAACAACATATTAACTCAAAATTGATCGCCCGGGGCAAGCGCCTCCGGAAGGAAGTGAACGCGGAGAACCGTGCACTTCAGCAAAGGCAGAAAAATGCCAATGCTAACTCATGGCGCCCCAAACCGGCACCCAAAGCCAAAGGCAGCAGCAGTTCTTGGAAAGGACAGCTTGCAGACCTCATTGGTGCTGGGGTATCTGGTGTGGGTGCGGCCGTCGGGCAGCCTCTAATTGGAGGTGCCGTCGGTGCCGGCGTATCCGCTGGTCTTCGTGCTATCTGGGGTTCTGGTGCGTACCATGTTGCAAGCAACACGGTCATGAGCGGCGATGCCAATCTCACCTTTAAAAGAACTTCCCAGGGTATGCGCGTAACCAATAGAGAATACGTCACCATGATCCGATCGGGTTCGACCCTGGTCAGCGGCGCTACGGAATTCGACAATGTGTCACAGGTAATCAATCCTGCGAACGCTGCCCTTTTCCCATGGTTGTCTGGAGTAACAACCAACCGCTTCGTCAAGTACCGTTTTCACGGTCTGGTCTTCGAATATGTGCCCACCTCTGGCGCTTCCGTTGCAAGTACTAATACTGCCCTCGGAACTATCGCCGGTGCGGTCAATCCGGACCCCAATGACGACGCCTGGACGTCCATGACCGAGCTTCTGCACGCGGAAAATGCTATTTCTAGTGTTCCTGCGAATTCAGTAGTTTGGCCTGTCGAATGTGCCAGTCGTGACCAAGTCACAAATATCCGATTTGTGTCTAACTACTCTCCCGATGGCGAGGTTGATCCCCGACTCGTTAGTCCCGGTACGTTCCAAGTTGCGACTCAAGGCCAACAGGCCATTGACGTCGAACTGGGACAACTCTGGGTTACCTACGATGTCGAATTGTTCGACCCCATCTTGGAAGGTGGGACGCTCGGCTGTGAAGGAATTTATAACGCGGACGGTTCTCCGACGCGAATCCTTGAAAGCGGAACGACCCCTGTAGTACTCACGGTGAGCCAAAACTACATTCCCGAAGGCAATACGCTGACGTTCAACGCCCCATTTGAGGGTATTGTTCTACTTCAGCTTACCGCTCTCGCGAGTGCAATTGCGCCCGCCATTGCGTCCAACCGACCGACCACATTTCAGTACACCGAATTCTCTAATGTCTTCGAGCTTGCTGCCACAGCGCAGAATATAGCTTATTTTATGAAGGCTGAGAGTGGGACTGTAATCGTGTTCAGTGGTGTGGTGGCTCCGCCCACCTTTCAGACGCGTGTGTACTTCTCACCATTCCCGTATGGTTCACAGTATTGGCCTCTGGTCTTCGGTCCTCGGACCCATAACCGTGCCCTGCGAGCCATGCCGCGGCGAGAGATTCAGGCTTTCCCGGACTATTCCGAACCTCTCGAGGATGAATATGTGCCAGACAGCGACCGTTCGGTCACTCGTCCGCCATCTCCGACACCATCAAAGGCGTCGTCATCCCGTAGTAAGAGTGGTTTCATCTTAGCTTGAATCCAGACACTTGGGTAGGAGCGTTATGCATTATCCCTTGCATAATGATACGGAAATGATCTACCGTACCCCTCCAGATTGGGCAGTTTCAAATCTGTAAAATTTGCTCCGAAGTGATGACAGTTGGGGTAACTTGACTGTCAACTCTATTGAACTGTGTCGTGAGACACCCACCGTGAGGTGGTCGAGGAGGGTAACCTCCTGGCTGTGAGGCCTGGCGAAGTTCAACCAAGAGAAATTCCTTAGGATGAAACTGCGTAAACCGAGCAGTATAAACCTCGGTTGTGGGATGATGGTTCCCGACTAGTGCCGCTATATCAGAAAGAGAAGATTGACAACCTATCTCCCTGACGAATTTTAGAGCGACACAATTCCTTGATCGGAACAGTCTATGGCGTGCTTGTCAGCGCGCCTTCCATCACTGGTCCTGGGCCCCCAAAGTGGGGGGGGTCTGCATG